CGCCTTATAACACAGGGAACCGCCCCAAAGAGCGGTTCCCGTGTGCTTATAATCATGTAGTTACCGTGATGTACAGCTCCAGAATGTCGCTGTTTGCATTTTCCGCTTTCGTCGCGACAGCCTTGATGCATGTGTTCGACGGCGCGGTACAGGAGATCGCCTCCGAATACAGGGTTCCGTTCGTCGCGCTCGGGACGGTGCCGTTCGTCGTGTAGTAGATCGCAGCGCCATCCGTTGCTGTGGTCAGCACGACGCTCTGTGCAGCGTTGTACGTGCCGGACGCTACGGAGGACACAACCGGCGCACACTTCGCCGCGATGCCGCTCTTGCCGTTCAGCCACGCACGCGCGTTAGCCTCGGTCGAGAACGTCGCCTCTTCCTTCCAGATTCCCGTAACGTCCACCATGATTGTGCCCTCTGCCTCATGTGTCTTAAACTCGACGTTCTCACCACGAGTGGAAAGATTATCCGACGGTTCGGAAAATTGCACTTTGCGCAGCCATATCGCGCGATAGCGCCTTGCGCCGCGCACAACCTTAGCTCCGTAGAACCCTACGCCAACATACGGAAGCAGCACGCCGCCGGAAGCTGTCAAAACCTTCGCGCCCGTGACAGGGTCGACTGTGTCGCCCTCGACATACCGCAAAAGGTCAACCTTTGCAAAATCCGGCAGATCGTCGAACTCAAGCGCGATTGTTCCGCCCACAAAACTATGATCGGACTCGGCAATGCCGTCGTCTGCATATAGTTTTACATCGTTTGACTCAACGTTGATGTTCGCGTTGATCGCCCTAGCCAGGACCTTGCCCGTACCATAGGATACGGCGTCATCTGTCTCGGTCAGCGGAGAATAAACAATGTATTTAAGTCCTATTTTGGCCACTTGTTAACCTCCAATTATTTTTTTGAATTCCTCTTCGATGACGCGCTCCATCGCGTCTATCGCCTCTTTTTTGGTCGCGTTAACCGCCGGGCGCACAAACGGTGTTTTTTGACGGACAGACGAGCCGGATTCTACTGCGCGCGCAAGCAGCTGATTCGGGACGCCCTTCGGATATTTTTCGGTTGGTTTTGAGCCGTAACCGTCAAAGCCTATGTGCGCCGACCAGTTCCCGTTATCGTCCTGTTTTATCGGCGTCACGCCGAAACTGTCTTGCAGGTCGCGCTTCTGCGACTTCGGCAAGCCCGTGAATTGTTCGCCGTCTTTCAGCCGCCGAAACTTATCCTCCGGCAGCGCTGCGAGGTTGCTTGCGACTTTGTCAGCGACAATGTTTGCCGCCGCGTATATGGCTTTCTTTGCGACTTCTTCTGTCTGCGCGGCGAGTTTTGACAGCTTCAGCGCGTAATCGTCAGATGCCTTGACCGTCATCCTAGCCATGCAGCCCACGTCCATTCGTAGTGTATATACCCGGAGAAATCCTCGTACTGTACCGACTCAAGCCGCCACGACACGTCGATTTCATTCAGCGCTGCCTGAATTGCTACGATGCTATCATCGTATTCAGCTTTTGTAAAATAATCGATCGTGCCACCCAGCCACTGTTCCTCCAACTTACCGTCTGCCCACAGCGCGCCCACCTGGCCGTCTTCCGCCCATACGATATATCTGTCCGATTGCTGATGCGCTTCGTAGTGGAACACCGGAACGCCGACAGTGAGCAAAGCATCAGCAATATCACGTAATGTCATACACCGCCTCCAAAGCATCAAGCGTCAGGTCCATCACCGGAGGCGTCACGTCCTCTGGATACTGTACCTGCGAAATTTTATACTGCTTGCCGTCGTTCGGAATAGCCACATCCTGCGTAGACACGCCAGGAACACGTAGGCAACGCAGTACGGCTTGCACCCGCACGTTAGCTTGAAGCGCTGCGTAATATCGTGTCAGTCCAACCGTGCGTTCTTTGTACCGCAGCGTTTGCTTTAGCGTCAGCGCTTCAACAGGTTTTCCGCCAGGCAGCGCGGAGTTTGTGACAGCGTATACCTTAACAACGCCGTCGTTAAAACGCTCAGCATTGCTCCGCAATATAGCGCGCCACCTCCTTCGCGTTCTGCAACGATATAATCTCATGCAGATAGTTCACCGCAAACTCGTCCATCGCGTTTGACCTCGCGTATCGACAATAATCCAATAGCAGCTCGCGCGGCTTATCTTCTACGGCGAAGTCCAACGGCTCGCCTGCTGCAGCGTTAATGTATTTCATGCCGCGAGCGATGATGCCGGTGAGTTTTGCGTCACCGGCATCATCGCTCCATGTAATGTCCAGGTAGTTTCGGACGGCTTCGAGCAGTCCGGCGGGTAATGTGGCCATCCGTGTACCTCCTTATGTCCGTTAGGACTTCGTTACAGTGACCGTGTAAGTCTCGGTCTCGGTTCCGCTGGTGACGTTGATGGTCAGCGTGTTTGCGCCAGCTTCCCAAGTGGCGGCTGCGCCGTTGGCAACAGGCGTCTCTCCGTTGAGGATTTCGATGGTCGCCTCGCCATCCATTGCAACAGCGGTAATGGTGTTCGTGGCGTCGGTCGTGGCGCAGGTATAGACAAACACGGACTTGTTAAACGCCGGGGTCAGGGTCTTCGCACCGATCGCAAGGCTCGCAAGGCGGGCGTCATACAAGCCGAGGACGTTCAGCGAGTCGTTGGTCACGGTTGCGTCAAACCCGGTGTTGGTGACATGCACATCCGGGATAACCGGCACAAGGTTCGTAATGTCCAGCACCTTAAAGGAAGTGCTGTCAAGGGGCTTGCCGTCGCCGTATAGCTTCGTGATGTAGTACCGATCATCTTCAATAAACTTGTAGTGATCGCTGTACTCGATCTTCCCGCCCTTGCCGGAGCCGAGACCGAAGAAATACCGCTTTGCAATGCCGACAACCGCCTTATTCGCGGGAACATACGCCGACTGAATAACGCGCGTCGGGAACGGGAACCGCTCAACGTATGTACCGTCAGCCGCACGGACAGTAACCGCCGGGATCAGCTTTGTGAAGTAGTCAACCGGGTTCACTACCATCAGAAGCTCGGTCACGTTGCGATACAACCCGTTCGGTCCGACGGACAGCGCCGCGACGATCGCGCCATACGTTGCAGGAGTGATCGTGGTGACTACGACGGGCGCAAGATCGGGGTAGCCGTTCACGTTGTGGAATACGCCGTTAGGGTCTTTGGTCATGCCGACAGGCTCACTCACACCAGTGCCAACGATGATAGCTTTCTCCAAGCCGTTCGCAATCGCTTCGGCGAGGATGCCGCGAACGTAGCGGTCAATCCACTCAGGGCCGATCTCCAACATCGCCTTGCAAATCGGAATAAACGCGGAGAGCTTGTTGTGCTCGAGGTCGATGTGCGAGGTTCCGGCGGACACTTCCTTCGCGATATCATCGCAAAGTTTCCCCCACGTTGCGAGGTGCCGCCCGTCAGCGGTGCTGACAAGGATTTCTGTCAGAATGCCGGTATTCTGAAAATTGATCGCGCCGAGCAGCGGGTGCGCTTCGATAACGTCTTCGAAAATCGCGTCGATAACCGTTTTCGGCATCGTCTCGTCGATCAACGTAAGAGCCTGCTGCGGGTTATTGGACTTCATCGCGCCGATGACCTTCTCGTAGTAGGTCTTCTCCTGCGAGGTCAAGGCGCGAACGCCACGCCCGACGAGGACGTTATTATCGGACGCCTGAATCAACCCCTGCGCTTCGGCCATTACGGACTCCTGCAGGAGGTCGGTGAACTCGGTGAACGCCGTGGTAAACGCATTCTCGTCGCCGCCCTTGACGGCGGCATTGATGCGCGCAATGATGTCGTTCTTTTGCTTGAGAACGAGGTCCTTGTTCTTCATTTGTTTTCCTTTCCGCCGATAATAACGGCACTCAAAAATTTTAACAGTCTGTTTTCCTGCGGTTCCTGCGGTTCCTGCGGTTCCTGTGGCTGCTGTGGTTCCCGTGGCTCCTGCGGCTCTGCGGGCGGCGCGGGCGCAGGCTCCGGCGGCGCAATCTGCGCGGCCTGCGTAGGCGGCTCCGTTTCTCTCCCTGCAACGGCTCTCTCGATCAGCTTATACAATGCGCGGCTTGCACTTGCGGCAGGCTTGTCGGCTTTTTCGTCCGCAAGAACGGATGTTGCAAAGCCCATATCCAACGCCTCGCTGGGCAATAGCCACGTCTCGCTGTCGAGCATCTTCTGGAGATCGTCCGCGTCAACATTTACCCGGCTCATGTACGCTGCAATCGAGGCTTGCGTGATCTTATCAAGGTCATCCGCGTCCTTTCGAAGCTGCTCCGCATTGCCGTACGTGCTCATCCACGCATTGTGGATCATCAACAGCGATGAGTTGCGCATATAACGCTCATCACCCGCCATGAAGATCACGGACGCTACAGAGCACGCGAACCCTTCGCAGTACGTCCTGACGGTCGCCTTGCTCGCCTTGAGCATATTGTAGATCGCCAGGCCCTCGGAGACTTCGCCTCCGTAGCTGTTGATGTGGACGTTGATTGTATCGGCGTCAAGCGCTTGCAGCTCTTTTGACAGCGTGTAACTCGACACGTCGGATTCTTCCCACAGCCACGATGTGATGTCGCCAAAGATGTATACATCCGCCTCTTTGCCGTTGCGCTCAAGCATGTAGTATTTTCTCAAGTTCTATCTCCTTTCTTTCGTGGTCGCTCCGTTGCACGGGGACCGTGCCTTTTTCAATTCGTCATCCGTCATTCCCACCTCCCGCCGCAGGCTGCGCGCCACTCCCGTTACCAGGCAGTGCGCCAATATTCTTCGTAAGAAGGTGCTCGTCCGCCCACGGCTCGTTGATTTTTTCCTCGCCGAGAATCTCGCGGATCTCGTTCACGCTGTAGCAGCCGCTTGAGATCAACTTCTCCACACTGGATGCCATGTCCAAGACGTCGAAATGCTTTATGCTGCGAATGTCAATCTTTGTCCGCGTCCCGTTGATAACGTCGACGTATCCGTTGCGTTTGCGGTTGATCTCTTCCTCGAGCGTGTCAACCAGCGGGATGATGCAGAACGTCAGGAACTGCTCTAACGCGTCCTTCGTCCCGGCGACATCGCCGTGCAGCAGCGCAGGCGGAATTCCGAACGCCTTTGCGGTAAAGTCCGACACGTCGTCGATCTGCGCCCGGATGTCGCGCGTCGATTCGGACGCGTATGTCTTCTGCGATTTCTCTTCCCAGCTCTGCCCCTTGCCGAGCGGCAGCGCGGCGTTGTCGCTGGTCAGCCACTTGCCGATCTTGTCGTTTATCAACGCATCAAACGCAGCTTTCTCCGGCGTCCCGGCGATCGGCAAAGATTCGTACTTAAACACGCCTTTTGTGCCGCGCGATCGACGATACGCGTTCATGCTGTATGTGATTAACTGCGAATAGCTGTTGTACAACCCGTCCGTAACGGCGCGCATGTTTTTACTGTGCAGCCGGAAGTATAGGACGTCGCTCTGGTTAAATAGCTTCGAAAACGTGAAATCCCCGACAGTCACACCGGAAAACACGTCGTTGTATAGCGCATATTCTTTGCGGTCGAAGTCGTCCGCGATCAGCAGTTCGCCGTTCTGCTCGATAATCAGGCATTCGTTGTGCAGCATGAGTTTCGCAATCCACTCGCGTATAAACGCAGAGCTGTTCTGGTTTTGGTTCGGCTCGATGTTCCACAGATACCACTCGCGACCTTTAGTTTCCTCGCCGTTGACGAAGGTTTTGAACTC